TAATTGCTTATGTAGTCTAATAGTACGGTTGTCAAACTCGTATTCACCGCCATAGATATCAAGGATAGAGCCTTCTACACCACCGAGAGCGGAATGTACGCTTTCCATTTTGGAAATGTCGAATGTACCTTTGCCGGTAGTAGTGATATCAGAGGCTACATCCCAATTGTTATCGCCAACAATGACATTTTTCAAAGTTGCTAAAGCGGTAAATGCAGAACCGCCAAAGGCTTGTCCGTTTCTAAATACAATCTTCTCTAGTCGATGCTTGATATGATGCCCGTATACCTTGATAGTTTTACCGCTATTCTTAACGACACGAGTTATATCAAATGTCTGATTCTTGGTTCGTGTCCCAGCATCAGCCTTGATCTGCATGCCATTTTTTAATACGCTAGCAAGCGGGCCATTCGCTGGGTACTCAAAATAAATCGTATAATTGCCATTCCGGATGCGTTCGATCTGGATATCCAATACATCGATCTCACCCAAACCATAGGTGTCAAAACGTGTCTCATTTTCGTTAAACAGGATAGGTTTCATATCTTAACCCCCCAAAATGGCGTGATCTCGACCGAAAAATTACCTGTCCAGCTAATCAGATTGCGTCCAGCATCTAAATAAGGCATAACAAATTCTGACGAACGTACCACTTTATTCCATGCAGATAAATTTCCGGAATACACTTGGTTGGACTGCATATCTAATACGATATTTCCTTGGATATCTTTCAGTTTGGTCTTCCGACCATTGATAGTTAAGACTGTTTCACCGTTACCAGTCAACTTAATAATGGGCTTGGCTTTAACATTCCCCTTCCCGTTCAGGGCCAGGCCATTAGAAAGGTTTTGCCTTTGCACACCATCTTTAAAATACTTAATTGGATAGCACATAAAATTAATTGTCGTTTTACCAAACTGTCGCATAGTCTCTTCAATGCTGAAGGTTTCGAGGTATGCAGCACGATAGATAAAATCCGGATCGTAAGAGATTGTTAGATCCTTATAACCTTCCACGTTGAGCCATTCAGAAATTTTATAAACTTCTGTGGCAATTGATCCCTTCTCTTTTACAAAGTTCACTGGGAAACTCAATTCAGCAGAATTAAGACGGTTGTTACTTATCAATAACTCACCGTCTCTGCCTGGTACTGCCACACGTTCCACATCAAGACCGGAAGTGGAAATCTTCTTGCCTTCTGCTACTCGTAAGCCAAATTCTGTATTTGTTTTTCCATTAAAAGTAAATGTCGTCAAGCTAATTTCCCTCCTTCTTGGTTAGTATAGTAAGCTAGTTCGCGCATTAGGCGTTTCATAAATTCTGGTGTCAAGTCCTGACCGTTACTATTTCCATGCACATTTACTGTATAGTTTTGGTTTGGTCGTTCGTTTTGATTGCCATTCTTCACTTGCCGTATCAATTCTTCTAAGAATGGTGTGACATCCTTACTAGTATGTCCTTCTTTCCATTCATTGACATTTTTGATTCGTTGTGTGATGTTTGCGATTTTGGAATTCTTCCAACCAACACCATCAGAATAATTTGGCATACCTAACGAGTTCATCAAGTTCTTAGTCAATCCAGCACGTAGGACTTTTGAACCTTTTGGAAGGTCTAAGACTACATTCCGACCATCTGGAATAAAGCTACGGCCATTTGGCAATGTAATTAATTCCTTATACATTGGCCCGGTCTGGTCATTGACCATTGCAAGACCGCCCTTATGATAGTTTGTACCATCTTTTAACCCCAAAATTCTTGCGGCTGCACCAAGGCCAAAGACGGAAGCAGAAATCGAAACGTGTTTGCTTGCTGGTATAGCATTAATATAAGAAGTAGCCGAATTAGCGGCATTAATAGCGCTCGAAGCATCTCCTGTAATAATTTTGGTAGGACTAGATAAATTATTCCATTCGTTTTGCTTGTTAATAGCCGACTGACCAGCATTTACTGCATTGGACGAGTCCCCAGTTAAATTCTTGGTTGGTGAAGGCGTGTTATTCCACTCGGTCTGTTTGTTAATCGCAGACTGACCTTGAGCAACTGCGTTACTTGCATCAGCCGTGATTGGTTTGGTAGGTACTTGGAAAGCATTGACCATTCCAAGCGCTTCAAGTGCCTTGTTTCTTCCAATTTCTACACCCGATGCATCTGCATTAAGACTTGTATTGGTCTTTTTTGGGATATTTAGAGCGTCATTGATTACTTGCGAGATAATTTGACTTGCGTTATCTTTAGCGTTGATTGGAATATTTGGATTCATACCGACCAATGTATTCAATGCTTGCTGAATTTTAGTCACTTCACCAGTAGCTAAATCTTTAGCAACCAATTCTTTTTGTTGAGGGCTCAGTTCATTCCAACGTTGCAAAGTAGATATAGCAAGATTCCCAGAGTTCAAGAACGCTTCGTTCTTCATCAAGAGCTCTTTGACTTCCGCTGGAAGGCCGTTCCATTCTTGCAACGCTTGCTTGTTCTCAAGGATAGCTTGCATTCCTTTGTGCCCATCTAACACAAGTTCTTTTTGCTCGACTGTGAGATCATTCCATTTCCCGGTCTCTACTAACGCCTCTCCAATAAGCATTTTCGCATTGGTTTCAATATTGGCATTTTTTAAAATAAATTCGATAGAATTCCATCCGTTTTCAGCCTCGAGGACTTTAGCCACTTCTTCTCTTGCGTTGGTTTTAACTTCACCTTTTTTTTCATCAAAGACAAGTGAATTCCAGACTGTGTTAGCTTCTGCGGTTTCTTTGCTCATGTTAGTCATCGAACGAGCAATAATACCTGATGTACTTTGGACCGTATCAGCAGCAGTCCGCATGTATTTATCAAACTCTTTCCAATCAAGACCGAGTGTTGCCATTCGATTATGGACTCCGCTTAGTGCCTCTTTCGTCCAGCGTCCGTTGTAGTTATCGATAAAATTCTTCTCCAACTCCATATATTTCTGCTGGTAGGCTTGCTTCTTGGCTAAGTGTTCATTTTCGAGTTCTTCTAGTTTTTGATTACGCTCCTTGATACCTTCGTATGAGTCGTCATTCTTATATGCATCTTTGATGGCTTTCTTTCGTTTCTCGTAAAGTTTTTGCTCGTCTGTGATCCATTTTGAAACAACATCAAGCGCTTCGCCCCGTTGGCGCTCGTTCATGTTCTTGACATCCCCATTCATGGCTTGCATGATTGCTTGTTTCTTGCTCTTTGAGATATTCATCAGATCGAGCTGTTCGCTAATCATTTGGTTCTGGATGTCCAGTACGACTGCTTTTTCTTCTCGTGTTAAGTCACGATGTTGATCTTTTGCATTTTGATAGATTTTACCAACTTGGTCGGTCATATTTCGGACATTCTCTTTTGTTTGCTCGAGTTGCGATTCCTGGTTCTTGCGAACCTCATCACTCATGCCGACTTCTTTCGCAAGTGCCTCAAGTTTTTTCTTCTTCTCATCAATTAGCTTGTCAATTTCGTTGTTAAGTTTTTCAAACGAAGATTTCACTTTATCGACGCTTCCAGCACTTGTCCCAAATTCGACCATAGCCTTATTGGCTTCGTCTACCTTGGACTTAAAGCTACCCAATTGCTTATCTTGTAGTTTAGATACAGATGTACCCCAACGTTCTGTACGCTCATTAGCTTCAGTGATTTCTTTGGTGATGTAACCTAAACCTATTAAGGCTGCACCACCCAATAAAATACCCCACGTTGGTACACTACCAAGGGTAGCTATGGTAGATGACAGTAAGCCGGCACTTGCATTAGCTTCAGCCGTAGCCGTTCCAACTCCACCGATTCCGGCAGATAACGCTTTAAATCCACCGGCAATTGATCCAGCATCTCTAAAAGTTTTCAAAATGCCAGAAAACTTACCAATACCACTAGCAATACCACCAAGACCTTTAGCAAAACCACCTACGATACTTAAGCCACCGCCTAGCAATTTCAAAGCTGGCCCTGCTGCTGCTACCATCAACCCCCACTTAATAACATTCTGTTGCTGTTCTCTTGACATTTCGCTAAACTTCTTAGCCATATCAGATAGAGTCTGTAACCAAGGTTTAGCGGCATCCAAACCGCTATTTAATGCTTTGAGGAGTGGGCCACCAAATTCGATGGCGATGTCAGTAAGTTTGTTTTTGAAGATTTTTAATTGTGACTCTGTGGTTTCATAGCGTTTCTTAGCTTCGGCAGTAAGTGCATTATTTTCCTTCCATGCTCCATTGGCAGTTTTCAGCGCTCTAGCCAAGAGATCTCCCGCACCAGCCATACGTTGCATAGTGTCTATTTCTTGAGTTGATTTAATTCCAAGTTGTTTTAATGTTTGGGTTACATCCCCACCAGATGCCTTAACTTTTTTCAATCCATCTAAAAATGCTAGCAGAGCAATTTGTGGTTCTGTCTTCCATGATTTTGCAAAATTATCAGCGCTCATTCCAGCGACTTGTGCAAATTTATCAAGTTTATCTCCGCTCGAAAGGACTTGGGTATTAATCTTCTGCATCACACGAGAGAATGAGCTACCACCAGCCTCGGCATTAATACCTACGGAACTCATAGCAGTAGCTACTGCCAAAATCTGTGGTTCAGTCAAACCTACAAGCTTTCCCGTACCAGCCAAACGAAGGGACATTTCAACAATTTCTTTTTCAGTCGTTGCAAAGTTATTACCCAAATCAACAATCGTCGAACCTAGTCGTCTAAATTCTGACTGAGGCATTTGCGTAATGTTCGCAAGTCTGGCAAGCGATGTTGCAGCTTCGTCGGCAGTCAAGTTTGTAGATTCGCCAAGATCAATCATCGTTTTCGAAAAGTCAACGATATTTTGTTTCTTAATACCAAGTTGCCCAGCAGATTCTGCCACTTTTGCGATGTCAGCAGCACTTGCTGGCATCACCTTTGATGCTTCTCTAATAGCTCTGGACATTTTTTGATATTCGCCTTCCGTTGCGTCAACTGTTTTCTTTACACCCGCAAAGGCACTTTCGTATTCGATTGCTGCCTTAACTGCAATCCCGGCACCAGCCACTAATGGAGCAGTCACACCTTTTGTAAGTGCAGAACCAACACCGCTTACTTTAGTACCGATGTCTTTCATTCGATTTCCGAATGATGTTAGATTGCTTCCAATCTTCGTCCATGATGATGACTGGATGTTGATTTCTTTGGTTAACTCCACATACCTATTTTTCAAATCTGAAATAGTAGTGGCGGTTTGGAGCATGGCATTTCTGGCACTTAGCAAGTCTTCTTTGTTTTTCGCACTAGCCGTGCCAAAGTCACCAATTTTACTTTTCAGTTCGTTGTAATGGTCTGTTTGTTTCTTTAGAATACCTTCATAGGCTTGTATGCTCTTTCCGGTTTCTGCCAAAACAGTACGCATACCGCCTAAGTTTTTAGCACCGTTACCGGCATTCTTAAAGCTCTTTTCCATAGCATTTAAGGACTTATCAAGCCCTCTCATGTACATACTAAGTTGCTTCGTGTTACCAACAAAAGGTGCTATATCTAAGGAAGCCGTTGCGACTAGTTCACCTAAATTACTAGTCATTTATCCCCCTTTCTATCCAAATAAGAGTGGAAATGCTTTGTCTAGCGTGGTTTCTTTCTCGGTTTCTTTTACTTGCGTTTCCATCGCACGCACCATCAAATCAAGATCACTTGTCTTCAGCTTCTTAATTTCTGTTATCGTGTAACCGTTGGACATCAACTGTTGAACCCATGCTAAAAGACTATCTCTAGCTTGTTCGGGGGTTATTGTTTCTTTTTTTCTTCCTTGACTTCCTCATCTAAGTTAATACCAAGGGCGGATAGATAAAGTTTTTCTAACTCCTTCAAAACATTAGCGTTAGCTTGTTTTAAATCATCGAGTGTAAACTGATTACCGTACATATCAACGAACATTTGTAGGTAAGCTTCATTTAATTTCCGATGTTCTTTAGGATTGTTAAACAACTTATCATTTTGAGTCAATGCCGTTTGGCGTACTTGATGCTCAACCGCTAGTAGATTATCTTCTACGGTCACGTAGGCCTTTGAAAATTCTTTCTCAATACCACCCTTTAACAATTTGATTTCAAACATTTTTTTCTCACTCCTTATTGGAAAAATAATAAAAACAAAAAGCATGAGTATAAAACCCATGCTTTCATGTTATGTAATTAGGCAGTTGGGAATACCATCTTTTTGAAGTCTGCCAAAACAAAACCAACGTTATCTTCACGGCCAATGAGTAGAACGTTTCCGTTTTCGTCATCACCACGAGCAACAAAGTTACCCGTTACGCTGTCAGGTTTTGGATCCGGTGTTCCATCTTTCGTCTCCGCTTCAAGGCCCGGAAGAGAAAACTTGCCTTTAAGCAACCCAACCCAAATACCTTTGTTGTCTTCGGTTGAGATACGGAACATACAAGCCACATCTTTAGGCGTAAGAGTCTTGTTGTAGATTTCAACACCTTTGTTAACAGTGATACCATACAGCACCTTACGTGCTTCTGTTGGTAAGTCAAGTACAGCAATTTCTAATTGCGTTTCAGTGATACCAGATGATAATACTGCGTATGGGCCATCATCTGCTGCAATTGTTAAAAGCTCGTTCTTGATATCAATCTTAGCAGATTTCATACCAGGCAATTTCATAGTAGTTGGCACTTTGTTTTCTGCGTTCAATTCACCAAATTCAAAATCACGCAAACCAAATTTTACTTTAGACATTTAATATCCTCTTTTCTTTAATTTAATTTTTCTAACCGCCAAGTAAACCGTCGATACTTCCTTACGTTAACTAATAAGTCAATATCCGTATTTCTATATCGTGGCAGTTCGTTTGTGGTGTAACGTTCAAAGCCGTTATCCTCTAAAATCTTATCCATCAATTCAGCAATCTGTTCAGACTGTTTTGCACTCTCGCACCAAAAGTTTATGGTGATGCGTTCTTCAGTAGATATACTCTTATCGTCTGCATATTCGACCGCATTCTCATACGTTGGATAGATACGCATGAAAGGGGCTAATTCTTTACTAACAAGATTTGTAGGCCTTTCTGGGATTTCAAAGGTGAAAATGCCTTGTTTGAATCCAAGACCAAACTTCTTGCCTCGTAGCTTATCCATTAAGTTATTTAATTCTGTACTAGCACTCAATAACTTATAAGCTGTTGTCTCAATCGTCATAAACCTAACCCCTCCTTCACTTTTGATGCGTATATCTCTCTTGCCTTTGGTGTCATTTCGTTGATTGTCTTTTCTTCAAAACCTTGACCGGCTTGGTATTTCGTTCCATCATCTGGAAAGTGGATACGCCAGCCAGTAGCACGACCATAGCCGATATCTTTCGAGATTAAGCCGTGGTCGCCACCTTTAAAATTAGTGACTCGTGTGTCATCTCTTGCGTGCACACCATCCATGACAAAATAAACTGGTGTATTCTCTTTTAATGCTTGTTCAAACTGATCTGCAACTTCTCCAACTGCCGAACGTGCGACTTTTGGGGCTTT